AAAAAAGTTCTCATTTTTTGAACTAATTCATTGTAAGTTTTTGTGTTTTTCATTTTTTTTTATTTTTAGTTTATTGTTAACGTATGGGCAAAAAAAATCCTGACAATTGTCAGGACATTTTGAATGGTTTATATGTATTTCGCAATTTTTTTCTCATATTTCTTATTAAATATAGTATGATTTGAAAAAAGTATAAATAATAATTAAAAATATTTATTAATATGGAATTAGATAACATTAATCAATTAGTTTTTGAATTTTTTGAAAGTAGAAGTGATTTAAAAACTAAATTTTATGATTCTCTTCATCGTTTAATTTTTGACAAAGAAAGTATTCACTTAAAAAATTTACTTACTTCGTATGAAAGTCAAATAATTGATTTTGAAAAAAGAAAAAATAAAAACACTTCAAAAGAAGAAAAAAAATAATTAATATTGTTTTATGTTATCTTATGGTATAAAACATAAAAATGTTTGTCAACAATGTAAAAGAGAGAAAGAAGACTGTTGTGAATTAACATCTTCATTATCTGATAAAAAATACATATTATGTTTATCTTGTGTAAAGTTTTTTGATTATTTTTTAAATCACCCAAAAACTTTAAAACTTAAAAATAAAAAAAAGTGAGAAATCTAATAATTGGAGTATTATTTAGTATTCTCGGTCAAATCTTAGCATTTTTCCAACTACAGGGACCTATTAAATACGAATGGTTAAAAAATAATACATGGTTTTCAGTATTAATGGGTATACCAATATCTTATTTGTTCATAATATCTATAAATCATTTGATAAGAGCGTACGATGGGGCATTATGGCCAAGTAGGATTATAGGTTTCTCAATTGGAACAATCATGTACGGTATTATGGCTAAACTATTATTTGATGAAAAAGTTTCATTTAAAACCGGTATATGTCTGTCATTGGCAATTTTAATAATCCTAATACAAGTTTTTTGGAAAGAATAATATTTATTCTATATGAAAAAACTATTAACTGAGGGTGGGATTCGTAATATCAACGAATTATCTAAGAGATATAAAAAGGCTAAAATTTATTTTCATATGGACCTTGACGGTGTAACTACCGCATTGGCTATGAAAAAATATTTAGAAGATAATGGAATCAAAGTTGTTGATGCTGAAGTTATACAATACGGGGACAAAGAATTCTCAGTTAGAAAGGCTGACGCTCATGGTGAAGTAATGCCTGTTTTAGTAGACTTTGCACACGGTAAACCAATGTTTATTGTACACACTGACCATCACGATAGACAGGCAGGTGCTGAAGACACAGGTTCTAAATCGTTTAGACAAGCTCGCTCAAATGTTGAGACATTATCTCAAATAATACCTGCTAGTGAAATATTCACTCCTGAAGATGTGTCAACAATATCTATGGTTGATAGTGCGGATTATGCTTCTAAAAATATCACACCTAAAATGGTGATGAACTACGTGTTTAATTTTGATAAAGACAAATCTGCAAAAGATAACAGAATGATGTTAGGGTTGGTAACCAATAAATTATTATTAGCGTTTAAGAACAAACCAAATTTTCTTGAAAATCTAGTTATGACGGCAAAACCGTCAATACTTTCAATATTTAATATAATTAGTAAAGTTGTCAAAGAAAAAAATTACCCATCTTCATCTGAGTTGGAAAAAAATAAAGAGGGGTATATTAAATCAATGAAGTCTAGCCCTAATGTGAAAGTTGAGGATGGAATAATTGTACAATATGGTGGTGGTAGTATGATTAAGGCTGGGTCTTATGATAGATACACCCCATTTGAAAACAACCCTGATGCTGATTTTTTAGTTATTGCATGGCCATTAGGTTTACTACAAGCATCTTGTAACCCCTTTAAAAAAGAAAGGGAATTGAAAGGTGTAAATCTTGGTGAAATTGCTCAAGAAGTTTTGGGGAAATGGGAAAGTAAATTAAAAGATAGAGTAATACCCCTATCAACAATTAAATGGATTTCTGAATCTGATAAGTCTTTTGGTGAACAATCAGTGGGTTTTACATTTAAAGATTTTGCAGCAATTTACGGTGAAAAAATGATGGATATTGATAATGGTATGGAGTATTTGGGTATTATAAAGGACCTAATGTCAAAACCATTTAAAAGTTTATCAGACCAAGAAAAAGAATTATTAGATAAGTTGGGTGTGACCGCTTGGGACATAATACAGGCTAATTCTGGTGGACACAAATGTATTACTAACATTTCGGGTTTAAATTTCTTTGGTAGAAGTAAAAGACCACCTGAAGGGAAATATAATAAACCAGCGGATAGTGACGACGCTGCGTACGTTAAGTTCCTAAAAACTTTACAAAGAGAGTTTGTACAAAAGTTACAAGAAAAAATTAAAGAATCTAAATCGGTAAAATAATTTTATCACCGACATTAATTTTATTTTTATGACAATATTTTGAAGGTAATTCTAAAACATAATTACCTGATGAACAATATCTTGGACAATCTTCACTGTTACATATTTCACATGAATTGAAAATTTTAACTATTTCAAATTTTTCATTTAAAAATAAAATGTCCAAATCGATTATACAATCCTTCATCCAAAAACAGTCATAATCGGTACCTAATAAAAATAACATACAATCAAAACCGTCAAAAGTTTTGTTTTGCATACCTTCCATTTTTTCTTTTGGGGTTGAACAAACTTTACATGTTAATTTTTTACCTTTAAGAGTGATTTTCATATTATATAAATAGATTGATTTTTTATTTGATTGTAGTATTTATAGTATATTGAAATGCTATGAGTAAAAAAATTAACATAAATGAATCTGAAAGAGATAGAATTCTAAATTTACATAATGACCCTTCTTTAAAAAGAAAACTATTTGAAACTGAGGTACCTGAAACTTTAACACCTGAAACTCTAAAACCAAGAACTAAAGATGAATTCATGAAAGTGTTTAACATGGGACAAAATTATCCATGTGCGTTTCAACACGGATACTTTAAGGTTGATGATACTCAACTAAATGCTCCTGATAAAGACGATTTTGAAATTAAAGACGGTACTACAGGTCACGTTTATCACGATGCAGTTAAAGTATACTTTAAGCCAAATCCATCATTTGAAGGTCACAAACCTGTTGCGATTGTATTGTTTTAAAATTCAATTTTGAAAGATAATAAATCGTTATTATCTGAAATTTCTTCATTAATACCACAATTTAAATTTACGGTATAATCTGTGGTATTAATTTCAAATTCTCCTTGAGCTCCTTCATTTATTTCCCATCCCGCATGTTCTCTTTCTAACATGTTGTATAAGAAATCCTCAAGACCTGCCGGTAAATTATATCTACCACTATTATTTCCATAAACTTGACCGTCAATGTACCCTGAATCACCACCTCCATTAAAGTCTACTCGTATTAATTCGTTACCCTCACTTTTCCATTTAATTAATTCTTCAATAATTTCTTTATCCTCAATTTTAGATTTACTAAAAAAGTTATTAGTTTGTAATTCATAACGGGTATCTATAATTTCAAACAATTGGTCGGATGTTGTGTAATCAATACTAACAGTATGTCTGAAATCACTATCTAACTTATCAATAATTGATTCATCATTTACAATAATATTAAAAATTTCTTCTAAAAAATTCATGAATCTATTTGGAACTTCTTGTGAAGACATATTCATTCCAATAAAATAAGGTGAAAACCATGAATCTGTAGAACCATATTCATCCACATAGTAATTCATTGAAAATCCTCGACCTCCTTCACTTTTTATCCAAAAATGTAAAAGTTTTAAGATTTTTTTATTTTCATCAGTATTTAAAAATTTTTTTATTTTTTCCATACAAATAAATATTAGTCATTTATTTCTAAATCTAATGTCCTTAACATCCAAATTGGTTTTTCTTTTGCATTTATGTTGTCAATCCATTCTTTTGCGGTTGGAATGTATCCATAACAATCTTCTTTAACGTGTTGTTCCCCAACATAACGAGTGTAGACTATCTTACCATCACTGTTTGTAAAAAACGAGCCAAACCTTTTTTCCATTTCGAAAATACCTTCAGAATGATGTCTAAACATTCTATGAATTGAATGCCCGTACCACGCTTTGGTTTCATCTAACCATTCATGTAAATGAATGTAATCTTCCCATTTACCCCCAAATTTTTTTACTGAACTTTTTGCATGTAATACTGGATGTGCCATTATAATTTCATTGACGTTGTTAATATATAATCCGAATCTATACTTAAAAATTTCCAAGCATCTAATACTAAAATTTCTAACGCTTCAGGAAATATTTCTGCGGATAAATCGTAATCAGTAGGGATAAGTATCACAGATATATGAACTTTTTTTTGTTGTGTAGAATATCCCATTGTGTCAACTACAATAGTTGAACCTGAACCAAAAAAAGAATCAATGTCCTTTTTATATAATTTATTTATTAATTTTTCAAAGTACTGATTCATTATATTTATAATAATATGACAAACGAACAAAAAGCTAAAGCTTATATAAAAGGGATACGAAAATTTTTGGACAAAATACCAAATCTTAAACAGTATACAATACATGATGAGAATCAGATATACGATGCTTTTGTTAATAATAAAGATAAATGGTTTTGGAGATTTGATATTACTATAGAATATTATATTACTCTTGGAGAAGAACGTAACTCTGATTGGGTAACAAAACTACATAAATATTCAGACACTCTTTCAAAAGGTCTTGAGGTTGAGAATCTTATTTTACCTGATATAAAATTCGTAGCTGAAGTTAGGAAATAATACGATACCTTAACTCCAAAGTGTTTATTCTGTCGTTATAAACAAGTTTAATAAATGATTTAATGTGAGTTCTAATCTCTTTATATTCTGAACCACGTAAATATTTTACAAAATATTCAGATAGATAACCATCACTTGTTTGAATAATATCTAAAAGTGTTAAATTAGAACCTGTCATTTTTAAAAATGTAGGTAACTCAATTTTTACTTCATAAATGACATCTAGCTTACCGTTTTTATTATCTACGGAAATCAAGTTTGCGTCCTCTAAAAAATCATAATTTTTCATTAAGAACTTTTTTATAGTGTTTTGGAGAACGTCAAACTTGTCCATAGTGTTAATAATAATGAATAAAAAATTAATTATCTACCCTGACCTCTATATGGTTTTTTGTAGTTTTTTGATTTTTTATTACCTGTTTGTTTTTTTGAGAATCTTCCGACTCTTTTGGTACCGAAACTAACTTTAGTTGATGTACCCCCCTTTGATACTTTTGCTGCCATTTTATGTTATTTGCCAATAAGTATTTCATTATTTCATATTTAGTTAATATTTATTTTAAAAGAACTTAGGTTCATAAATTTTAAACCCAATTAAATGGATAGTGATGACTTGGAGACAAATATTTCACAGAAATGTTGCAACATATTGTCTAATGGCTGGAATGTTTTTCAACCCTTTAGGATTCGACATCATTTTCAAAATGATGTTAGATGCTACAAATTCTTATTGGATTACCACAGGTATTTTTTATGGTATATCTCTATCATTTTTTGGATTGTATTTTTTATTTCGTAAAAAACAATGAAATCTCAAAAAACTAAAGTAACACCTGAAACTATTTCAGAAGGTCTAAATTTCCATTTAGAAAATAACATACCAATAACTGAAAATGTATACAGACCTCATTCAAAATCTTTTTTCAATTTAATTAATGAAGTACGAGAACTTTATTTAAATGATGAAATTGAGTTAAATGAAGAGGAAATCGAATTAATTGAAACCGAGATTGGTAAGACTGCCACTTTACAGGACGGAACTAAAGTTTATTTGGACATACCATTGTCTGAAGAATTTTTAAGTGAAGCCGAATATAACGGGAAAAAGGTTGAAATAGGTAAACCTCGTAGAAATACAGGCGGAGGTAAAAAGTATGTTGTTTATGTAAAAAACCCATCAACAGGAAGGGTGAAGAAAATATCTTTTGGTGACGTACACGGTGGGTTAACCGCTAAAGTATCAAATCCTAAAGCTCGTAAAGCATTTGCTTCAAGACATCAGTGTGATAAGAAAAAAGACAGAATGACGGCTGGTTATTGGGCGTGTCGTTTAAATCGTTTTGGACATTTGTGGGGAGGTAAAACTTATCCTGGGTATTGGTAATATATGAAACCTTACATTGATTCTGAAATAACTGAAAATTCCAAAATACGAGTATTCAACTCTGACGTT